TAAAGGTATGGATTATCTTTTAAACTAGCAGGTATAAACCTTCTTTGGAACAATGGCTCCCCTGCTTTGCTATGGCCCTTTGGATACCGTAATATCTCCTTTGTCTCAGGATCCCTAGCCCAAAACGATTTGTTTGGGGTTGCTGGATCTATGAACATCTTCTTAACCCAAGAATGTCCTGGCCCTCCTGGGTTTGTAGTAGCTCTCATATATACTTTTATCTCAGGGTTTGTTGACCTTAATCGAGATCTGAGATAATCCCAAGGAAACGCTGTAGGATATTGCGTAAGCTCGTCAAAACCCACGTACGAAAAGCTCTGACCTTGGTAACGAAGTACGTCTTTATCCTGTTCCAGATACGTGAGCCAAATTCTCGCACCCGAAGGAAAAGTCCATTGACTCTTTCTTTCAGACCATTTGGCCCCACGATAAAACTTCGGATACAGTTCCGTAGATTTGTGAATAAGTTCCCTAAGTTCGTCATTTGTTCTCCTAAGTATTAATGCGCTATGGTCAGCGTGTTGACAATATCTCAACGGGTCTATTAATAGCGCAAAACTTTTACCTCCTCCAGCAGCACCACCATATAATACTTCTCGCTCTGGTGCATCTATGAACTCTTGTTGTGGCCCCTCGTTTAACGTAACATAACTGGTATTAGTCTGCTCTTTTTGTTCTTCGCTAGGCGAGGAGTTTGTCTGCCCATTCGGTGTCGATTCTATCTCCTCTTTGTTCAACTGAAGCGTAGAGGATTTTTTCTTGGATGCTCTTTTCCTTTTCGGCATACTCTTTCGCTTTGGAGGCATAATGTCTGTACGATTGGACTGCATTCTGTCTATCTCTTTCTCTATTTACTAATTTGTGTAACGCCTGATAGGTTATAGTTCTACCCGTTTTAGCAGACAACCATCTGGAAACTTCCCTATAACTACAAGTCTTCAAGTACTCTTTAGCCTCAAGTAGTGCATCTAACTGATCCTGTATAGGTAGCAGTATGGTATCGTCATTCGGATCAGCCTCATACCCAAACGGTATCTGTCGGCTCTTTCTTACAACTGGCCTCCAAGTATTCTTAGTGGGTGTTTTTTCCATTGTCCTCATCTTCTTCGTATTTAGGCTCTGCCTTTGGTGCAAACATTATCATACTTTGTGGCTCTGCCTGTACGGATATACGCTCCGTTTTAACTATGCCCGTTCTATCTAGGATTTCACGGGCTGCTGATATTCTATCTCGATTACCTAAAGCGGTAGGGTCAGTCAATACACCCGTCATTGCCATTGCTGCCATCGGCCCATTCGACGCTAGATACATTTGCGTCCTATCTATTATTTCGTTCTGTAGTGTTTGTATTACAGTGCTAGTCTTTGTGTTTTCGCTATATCCTGCAATCTTCATAGCAGTTCGTATGTTGCCATTGGCATCGTCAAATAGGCAGTCTAGAAATGCCCTCTGTCTATCTGTTAGTTCTTTTGCCATTAGATTTTCTAGCTTTCTTTTGTTTGTAGTCTTGCATTATTCGGGCAATGCGTCTTCTCTCTGCATTAGATATGGCCCCACCACCTTTCATACCAAGTGGTTTCTTAAATTTAGTGGTGGCAGCTGATCTCGCAGTCATGCCTCCCATACGTAAGTCGGGCCTACCTGCTGGATATTCTATACTGCCATCGCCCTGTTTAAAATCTGGATCATCGTCTGGTATGTCTTCAAAGCGCACATTGCGACCAACCAACTTACTTACAAATTTTTCTAGAACATTCATCTCTGCATCTGTAGGCATTGTACCACCTAGTAGATTGTTGTCGCTAGATGTTCGTTCTTTCGCGTCTAGAGCGTCAGGTCTACTACCACTACCTTTGTTTTTAAATATTTCAGTTCTATCGAACGTAGGGTCAACTAATGAGCCTACACCAGATGGTTTTTTAGCGGTGTATTCTCCATATCTGCCAGCAGGTAAAGGTCGTCTATTTATTTGTTTGGTTTTTTCTGTAGGTACAGTTTTATTTAATATTTGAAATTGGTCTTGTGGCCCACCAAATTTCATATTTTTTGGTATTTCTCTACGTCTACTTTTTTGAGCCTTCAACTCATTTATTTGAGTATCAATTCTTTGCTTCTCTGAAAAAGTACGCGCCCTCTTCTTCTTTCGCTCTAACCTATTAATCTGATCATCAATGCTTGACATAATAAGATCTTCCCCAAATAGTAAAAGGCAGGGTATCCGCACCAATAAGGACTACGAACAACCCTGCCGTACCCTACCGTCTGTCCAAACCTAGACCACAACAAACCTCGCAAGAATAAGCATAGCTAGGTTGGCTGGTCTTCTCCCTCTTTAGATTTAAGTATGCCCTTACTATCGGTGTAACCCTCTTCACGCAACAGCTTACATACCTCGCCCAACTTCAAACGCCTACAAGGGAACTTCTCCCGAAGCGCAACCCAAGTATAGTACTCTGTATGTGATGGTAGAGTTAGGGGATCGACTAAGAACCCCTGTTCCATTACGCGATAGAACCTCTCCAGCAGAAACTTACCTGAGTCTGAATATAGTTGTATGGATTTGGTTTTGTTTGTCAAGTTATTTTTTCTCATCGAACTACCTTTTTTACTTGACGAACCTCCTTTTGTATGGTATAACATTCGTTATCGAATGGGGAGGGGTAAATATATACACTAACTCGCAAGTATTAGTTACTATATTTAATAATCCGCGATATGTCAACATTTTGTGTACGAGCCGTGTGTGTGTCTGGTAGTATGCGCCAAAGTGGTTGACACTCCATTTTCCCTATCCGTTGCACACTTCATGCATAACGTACGGAGGAGGGGCGGTGGCCCTTGCCCCGTAGCCTAAAAAAGAGATTTTTTATCCAGCCATTACAAAAACTTATTAATATGCCAGGGTAATAAATGATCGAACAATCGACGCGCTAAAAAAAAAAAAGAAAAACTAATTTGATTATTAGCTATCGATATCTGGCGAATATATCCAACTGATTTATGTGCTATCTATACCCATACCCATATGGGGTACGGTAACGCTTTTCTAGCACGGGCGTTTATTTCGCTTGTTTAAAAATACAAACTGCGTTATCTTTGCTTATCTTTAACTAGTATGGAGTAATACAAACAATGTTAAATGAAGTAACTTATAAAGCAATTGAGGGCGTTCTGTATGACTATGTATGCGGTAACGCTACGTCGTCTGATGTACATAGCACATTAGGCTCACTAGGTTTTAAAGTAGATCTTAGGCGTTGGTATCATAACGAAATTGAGATAACTAATTTTGCTAATACTGAAACACATTTAATCGAAGTTTAATTTAACTAATATAAGGAATACAAATAATGAATAATAACGTAATCACATTAAATAATTTCGCAGTTAATAACTCTACAGTAACTGGTATTGAATGGCCTGAGTTAACTAGTCGTACTGATTTCAACGCTAAGTTAACGCCCATATATGACGCTGTTAGAACGTCTGAATTATCTTGGAATTATGAATATAGAGAAGATAGGCTGGGCCGTTTCGTTAAACGTACCGATAACGGAATTAATTTGGGTATCGTTGGCGCTACGTATGGAGTTGCCGAAAATGCCCCGTTATATGATATGATTAAAGAAGGCGCGGAAAAGGCGCTACCCCGTGAAGCGTTGCGCGATGTTAAATTGCGCGAACAATCATCTCATAACGGGGCATTCACTAAAATTGAATTGACGTTTTCCGGCATTGGCGCGGATATTCGCCAGTTAAGCGGATCTAAAACCCAACTACTATTTAAGGCGGGTTTCACTAATTCGTTTAATGGTAGCGGGGCTATTCGTTTGTATAGCGGAGCCATTGATCTTGTCTGCACTAATGGCTGTACTAGTGCCGAATACCAAAAGAAAGCGGCGCGACACACAAGCGGATTTACGCCCGATATATTCGCAGGATTTATCGAAAAGCAATGTGAGGATTTTCTATTACGTGTCGATACTTGGAGAGCATGGGCGCAAAAGGCCATCACCCCAGATCAAGCGGAAAAGGCGTTAGAAAATGCTGGCATGGCGGGTCGTAAAGTTAAGCTGATGATGCAACAATTTGAGCAAGAAAGCATAGCGCGAGGGCGTAGTGTTTGGGCGCTGTATTCTGCGTTAACTGCGTATAGTAGCCATGCGGATTTATTCCCCGTACGCAATAGCGGGGCATCTGATAACATAGCAGTGACGCTTGATAGTCGAGAACGCGAGGTATCTAGGATTGTTTCAAGTGACGAATGGAGACAACTCGCAGTCGCATAATAAATAAACTAGGTTAATCGGCCCCCTTGATTAATTTCTTGGGGGCCTTTTTTATTGCCTAGTGTTTGGTTTTAATTGTTCGCCCGTTCTTTTTAATTGCTTCAATAACTACACTGGGCGTTTCAAAATTATAACAGATCATGCAATCAATACATTTTTGCCCCGTGCAATTTTGTTCGTTTGTTTTGTGGTCGTATTCCACATTATTAAACACCTTGTGGAAATGCCTAGGCGGGGAATACATAACCTTATTTATAACGGGATTAGAATAAACCAAGATTAGATTGCTAGGTAAATCCATACCATTAGCAAACGCCTTGTGATTATCTTTGTGATACGCGACACGATTAATAATGTCTTTTCGTTTTGTCCATAGCGCAAATGTACAGTGTGGATTTTTACGGGCGATTAAAACTATATTCCTAAAGTGAGTATCGTTTATTAACTCCCCGTGTGCGTTTATTCGCATGAATGCATGAATATAAAAGGGAATATCATCATATTCTAATATGGCTTTTGATAATAAGACGCTGTTACGTTCTAATGCTGGTTGCATATTTTTACGATAGGATTTCAGCATTGTATGAGAATAACAGATTGTACAAATCTGATTATCTTTATTCGAGGCATTCATTTTCTGGCAAAACTCATTAGTTACAGTGTTTGTGCTAATCGCGTGTAACCCGTCTAATTTTCCCGTCATTTTAGATAAATGAATTTTATTATTATCGATTGGCATTTTGTATTGCTCCGATAGATTAAAAAAAAATTATTATCGCATATTATTTTTTATGTGTATACCCCCGTAAAAAAAAAATTAACTCGCTTTAATAATTAACCTCAACCGATTAGTGAACGGAGTGTAACAAAAAAAAATAAGTCTGTCAACTAAAAAAAAAACTTGACAGTTTAACTAGGCTTAGTTATGGTAGGGTATCTTTAATTTTTATATAGGAGACACAAGCAAATGATAAGCTACGGTGATTATTACATTCGTAAGAAAAAATTTGAGGAGGAAGGTAGGAATACTTACCTTGCTGGAGACTTAAATAAATTTACTAGCCAGACATCTGAGTTCATGGCATTTGTAGACAATTACATTAATCAATTGACAACGGATGAGTTAGATATTATTCAGTATGAAGAGTCCGTAGCTTCTTTCAATGGGGGTAATTAGCTAGAGATGACATATAGGATAAAACCTATTAACCCCGTTGCGAGGGCGGTTGCGTATAATCGCCCCCGTCAACAGATAGTCAAACCCAAAAAGGGTAAAGGTGCATACGACAGAAAACAAATTAATAACAACAATAACAACACAAAAGGGAAAAACAAATATGACTTCTTTATTTAACACTGACTATGCTGAGATCAAGGTAACACAAACCATGCTCGACAAGCATATTATAGACGCTAACAAAAGCGTAATTAAATTGTTTGACGATACATACGATAATCTAGAAAACGGTGACGGTGTAGATTTTAAAGGTGAATTTTTTTCTAGTTATTTTATGAACGAAAGTCCACCGAACTTTTATGATAATGTCATCAGCGTTATACGATGTTACAAGGCCAAGACAAGAGGTGATAAACGTATTAGTATTTCTGGCCTTAAAAAATATGCCGAAGCAGGTGATGTTATGGGCATCTTTAAAAGAATAGATGAGCCACAGTATCACAACAGAACGCCCTTCTCCATCGTCAAATTATCTGCATGGGATAATGTTATTGGTGGTATGCAAGACCTGAAGAATGCTCTCGCTGATGATGGTTTGATAAAATCAGATGAGCCTGACTAGACGCCAAATACAACAGCAGTTAGAGCAAAACTCTATACTGGAATTTATCTGGCACTCTGCCAAGGCTAATCCTAAATGGACTATGCGTACCGCTAAGACACTAGCAGATATGCATGGGCTAGATCCAAAGCAGGTGTATAGCCTTGGTCGAGAGGCCAAATATAAATCTAGTTATAAGGCTAGAGATTGGGATATACTTCAAGCAAAAGTTAGGCAGTGATTATGGTGATACAAATTAAGCGAAGTGAAAAGAATGCCCACATATTAATTAAGTTAGAGGGCGAGGCAGATAAGTTAAACGACAAGGGCGTAACCTATCGAGAGCAGTTACTTGACGCACTGGAGAGTAACTTAAATCTAAGGCGTGAGGTTCTTCGTCTGGTGCGAGATCAAGTCTCCCCATTAAAACCTATTGACAATCAATGTGGCTTGTGATATACTTAATCTAATTAAAACACAAACAACATTAAGGATACAAAACCATTATGATTAAATTATATGCTGATGCACTTAATCGATCACTAAATACACTTCCAAAGTATAAAGTAGTATACAAAAGAAAGTATGGCGGTAGCGTAGAGGTGCTACCATCTTACGAGACAACTCCGCGCAGGGCCTACGACAGTATCCTACGCGCACACCCACAAGGGTATGTGATTGGAGTTATAAAAGACCATCGTTTCGTAGCATAACAACCCAATAAACTTTCACCAAAACGACAAAGCAAATAGAGTTTAAATAGGAGGATGTTATGTTTGTTGGTTGGTCAAACCAAATGCAAAACGAGTACGAGGTACAGGAGATACCTTACGAAGCTACGAAGCCCTTTATACTAGAGGTTCATTACGCTAGAAGAATGCCATCTATTAGCTACGCTTACGGTTTGTTCAGAAATAGTATGCTAGTGGGGATGGTATCTTACGGAAGCCCTGCATCACCTTGGCTATGCAAAGGCATATGCGGTGAGGAGCATAGGCATAACGTAATTGAATTAAACAGGCTAGTCTTAAAAGACAACCTGCCAAACGAGGCATCGTTCCTAGTGTCTCGCTCCCTCAAATTACTACCAAAGCCAAAGGTCGTGGTGTCATATGCCGATACCGCGCAAGAACACATCGGCACTATTTATCAAGCCTGTAACTTCCTATTCACTGGCACGACAAAACCTCGCACAGATATGGCAGGGGCAGATGGTAAGCACTCGCGTCATCATCTGGGCGATAGACAAAACCGAATTAATAGATCAGCGAAGCACCGCTACGTATATTTCATCGGATCAAAGAAAGATAAAAAGACGTTGCGTAATGCTTTGAAGTATACTATTGAAGACAGCTACCCAAAATTTTATGAGGAGTAACAATGTTAGACTTTAACAAATACCAAATCGAAACTCGCAAGACCAAAATATATAGCGACGATATTATTTATCCATCGCTTGGTTTATCTGGCGAGGTGGGCGAACTAATGAACCAGATTAAAAAGATATATCGTGATGATCATGGGCGAATTAGTTTTGTACGAAAGCAGGATCTCAAAAAAGAAATAGGAGATGTACTGTGGTACATAGCCCGTGTCGCTGATGATCTGAATATAGATTTGACTGAAGCTGTAGAACTTAATTTAGAAAAGCTAAACTCTCGTATGGAGCGAGGTAAGATAAGAGGAAGTGGAGACAACAGGTAATGAATACACATAAAGATAAGGAAGCAATACCCTCTTTTGACAGACTTGTAAATGTTTGGAGAGGGTTACTAGTTGAATCTCCTGCCAATAAAAATAAATGGGATGCCGATAAAGAAACAATAGAAAAAGGATCAGGCGATAACAGATAAGGATAAACCCGTGCGTTGGGATGCAAACATTCAACAGCTATTTGATTGGTCAAAAACTTGCCCGAAAGAATGGAAATTTTACTGGCATATTTCAGAGGAAGGGCGCGTTTATATGCAATTTATGAAGAGTAATGTTAAACCTGTAGAAAAAAATGATGACGAAGAACTTACCGACAGTCAGAAGTTAGACTTGGCTAGGGGTAGGCCAGTAAGAGATGGAAGTTAAATGCTTGACGCTACGATCATAGCATTCGGTGCATCCATAACTTGTCTGGCACAAGCAATATACTTTGAGGCTAGGGATCAACCGACTATAGGTCAGATGGCTGTTGCACAAGTTGTTTTAAATCGTGTTCACGACAGCCGTTGGCCTGATACTGTGTGCGAGGTAGTGAAAGAGGGGCCTACATATTCCTGGAAACAGGATTATCCTATCAAGCACAGATGCCAATTTAGTTTTTTCTGTGACGGTTTTTCAGATGTACCAAAAGATAAACGGGCATGGAACAAAGCCATACGTGTAGCTGAAGAGGTTCACTATACATACGGTTTATCCCTGCCTCTACTTGAGGGTGCGGTGTTCTATCATGCTACCAGTGTAGATCCACAATGGAATAGGCAGTATCTTCTCCAGATTGAGGATCACATATTTTACAAATGAGTATTGATCTAGATGACATACGCTCTGGCGAAAGCAAAAGAGGTAACTGCCCCAAGTGCCACCGCCATAACACCTTTACTCTAAGTAGGGAAGGTAATACAATTAAATGGAACTGCTACTCTGCCTCTTGTAACTATCGCGGAGTAAAACATAATTCAAGTATGTCATTAGAAGATATTAGATTTAATCAACAACAACAACGAAACAAAACGAAAGGATTACAAAATGACAGAGCCTCTACTCTCAATCGTTTGGCTTATGCTGATATTTGTAGCGATTTTCTAGACGCTTATTGTATAAACAATATTGGTATACCCGTACTGTATGATCCGTTAGAAAGACGGGTAGCATTTATGATACAGAAAGATGGCGAAAATGTTGACGCTATTGGTAGGGCATTGGACGTTTGGCGAAAGCCTAAATGGAAAAGGTATAGTGACATAGACAGTGCAATCATTGTACCCTTTGATGCCCCACCAAAATCTAATTTAATTATTGTAGAAGATATAATATCAGCATGGAAAGCAGTGACTTACCTAGATGATACAGATGCCATGCCCTTGTTGGGTACATCACTATCCACTAATAATCTAAATAAGATATGGGATACATACCAGAGTGTAATCATCGCACTTGATAAAGATGCTACGGATAAAGCTATTAGTATGTCGAGGCGAGTATTCGTTGGCGTTGACAAATGTAAGGTGGTTGCGTTAGAACTAGACATTAAAGATATGGCTATAGAGGAAATACAAAATGTTGGAATTGGTCAAGGCACTATGCAACAAGGACATATATGAGCAGATCGGAAGAAACGTACCCGTTACTGCATTTGAAAAAGAACCAAAGCGAATTGTCGAAACAATAATATCTGCACAAGATGCATACGATAATTCAATTAATTTATCTGAACTAGAAAACCTATTCTTCAGTAACAATAACTCACTTACCAAAGCGCAAGAGGACAGTTACAAACTTCTCTTCGCCAAGATGAAACAGTCGGAGGATATATCTGTTGATGTAGCCAAGGACGTTATGCATAATCTCTGGCGAATAGAAATAGGTAGGCGAGTATCAGAGATAGGCTATGCACTGACAGAGGGTGAGGAGACTAGTCTAGATAGTCTATCTAAATTAATAGATGACTACGCCTCTGGTTTCGTAACAGATGCATCTCCCTTTGAGGGGATTGACTTAGACCCACAAAAATTAATCGACTCCATGAACGTGCAGACACGTTGGGCATTTAACATATCATCCCTTGCAGAGAGGGTGTCTGGTGTGTCGGCAGGTCACTTCATAGTCATTGGTTCCAGACCCGAAACAGGCAAGACCTCAAGCCATGCGTCCTTTGCTATGGGGCCTTACGGCTGGATAGAACAGGGTGCAAAGGTACACGTACTATGTAATGAAGAACCTGCTAACAGGGTTGCCTTACGCTACCTGAGTGCAGCTACAAATAGATCAGAGGAAGAGTTACTTGGTGGTGGTGGTAGTGCCATCAATGGCGAATGGAAAAAGGATAATCTATTCATCGACAGGATAGAGGAGACATACGGCATCGACGGTATCGAGGCCCACCTCAAAGAGAACAGGCCAGACATACTTGTCATAGATATGTTAGACAAAGTAACGCTACCCGACAGTAAACATATAACTGCTCAGCATGAAAAGCTACGTGAGATATATCGTAGGACTAGGGATCTAGCCACAAGGTATGAGTGTGCGATCTTTGGTTACTCTCAACTATCGGCAGATGCAGAGGGCAGGGTAAATCTTAATCTATCGATGATGGAGAACAGTAGGACGGGTAAGGCAGCTGAAGCTGATCTTATGATTTTGATTGGTAAGTACGCTATGATTGAAGGATCAGATGAGAGTGATCCCCGTAGAGTATTTAACATAGCTAAGAATAAGATTAGTGGATGGCATGGACAAATAAATGTAATGCTAGATGGAAGAGTTGCGAGGTATGATGACTAGGTTAGTAGTAGATATAGAAAACAGTGTAACAAAAAAAGAAAACATAATAGACAACAAGCCCCACAATAAAAACAACGATCTAGTTTCCATAGGTATACTGGATGTAGACACGGGCGAAGAAGATTACGTGGCTGTTTATCATAAAGATGTTTCACATGGAACAGATAGGATAAACGAAGTTAAGTATAAAATACAAATGGCTGACCTGTTGATAGGACACAACATAAAGTATGACTTGCAATGGTTGTGGTCAGTTGGCATTAAGTATGACCGTGACATATATGACACGATGATAGGTGAATACGTATTGGCTAGAGGAGAGAGGATGAGTATGTCTCTTAGTGCCTGTTGTGAGAGGCGAGACTTAGCTAATAAAAAATCTGATATAACCAAGGGCTATTGGGATAAGGGCATAGGGTATGAGGCCATGCCTTGGGATGTTGTCGAAGAGTATGGTAGGGCAGACATACGTGCAACTAAGGATCTGTATCTTGCCCAGATAAAGGATCTAGAGAACACTACGCTCATGCCTACAGTCAATCTAAGTAACAGTATGTGTATGTGCCTGTCAGAGATGGAGTATGGTGGGTTAGCTATAGATGAGGCAAAGCTAGATCACGTTGAGTTTAACTATCGCATGGAGAAAAAGGAACTGATACGTAGGCTACAGGAACTGGTGCATAGTTACATGGGCGATACGCCTATCAATTTAAGTAGTCCAGAGCAAGTATCTTCTATGATATTCTCTTACGCTCCCAAGGATAAAAAGGCCCACGCTGTTTTGTATCAGTTAGATAGTCCGTTTAGACCCAGGATAAGTGTAGATAGATTTAGAAAGATGGTACGCATGGGATGCAGAAAGGTTATGAAGACAACTGCCTCTGTGTGTAAAACGTGCAAGGGAACAGGTAAGGTACGTAAGATAAAGAAAGATGGTACGCCCTTCTCAAGAGCGCACACCTGTCATGAGTGCGGTGGTGCAGGTATGAGATACGTGGAGACAGGTGAGGTTGCTGGTCTGAAGATATTCCCACCAGATAGCACATGGGTAACTGCCAACGGATTCAGTACAGACAAAAATAAATTACGAATTTTAGCGAAGCAACTTAGATCGTTGAATCCCGATAAGCATTCAGATGCCATTGAGTTCTTGGAAAAGGTAGAGCGTCTAGGTGCAGTCGAAACATATCTATCTGCGTTTGTAGAGGGCATCAAAAAAAGATTGATAGGTAATATGCTTTACGCTGACTTCAATCAGTGCCGTACCGCTACGGGTAGATTATCTTCTTCCTCTCCTAATATGCAGAATATGCCACGGGGTAATACATTCCCTGTTAAGGAGGCATTCGTATCTAGATATGGCGATGGTGGTACACTACTTGAGTTTGACTTCGCACAACTAGAGTTCAGGGTAGCTGCATTCCTATCTGCTGATGAGACAGCCAGACAAGAAATAGAAACAGGCTTTGATGTACACTCGTACACGGCAGACTATTTAACAAACAACGGTCAACCTACATCTAGGCAAGAGGCCAAGGGCAGGACGTTTGCTCCACTATATGGGGCGATGAGTGGCACACCTGCTGAGAAGGCTTACAACCTACACTTCATTGACAAATACTCTGGCATAAAAAAATGGCATCAGAGTTTACAGACTGAGGCCATCAAAAACAAATGTATTACTTTGCCAACGGGTAGGCAGTTTGCATTCCCTCATGCCAAGAGAACAAAGACAGGGGGTGCAACGGGAGCTACAAAGATAAAGAACTATCCCGTACAGGCATTAGCTACGGCAGACATTGTACCATTGTGTCTTGTCGCATTGAGAGAGGAGCTGCAAAAAAATAAATTAAGAACTACAATAGTGAACACGGTGCATGACAGTGTATTGCTCGACTGCCCGAATGAAGAAGTTGATAGGGTTGAACAACTTGTAGAAGATGTATTATCTCCTAGTTCAACTAAAGATCGTATCTATTTATACTATAACATAAACATGGATGTACCCCTTCCTATTGACACAAAAACAGGAAGTAACTGGCTTAATATGTCTTGACAAACATGGCTATTTTATGTATAACTGAAGGTCTTGTCTTTACACAAAGAAAGGAAAAAGAATGGCTGAAACACAAGAACTAGTAAAGATGGAGGAGTCTGCTGTATTGGCAGAGTTAGCCAAGAGTTTTGGTGAAACAGGTGGTGAGTCTAGCTCATCTAGTTCCCTAGCTAGATTAAGGATAGAGAGGGAGAACCTAGAGGATAGCAACGGTGATATCATCTGTCCATCTGGACACTTCTCAGTAAGTACCGAAGAAGGTAAAGTATATGCGAAAGAAGTATCCTTTCGTTACTATGAACATCGTTATAGATACAAGCGTTACGATGCATTTGCAGAGCGAGTTACTAAGGACGGTGAAAAGGTACAGGGATCATACATACATTCTGTACTAGTTAAAGGGCCACGCGATGAAGCCCCATCAGATGATGGTGACTTCCAGTGTGGTAGACCCCTTGAGTATATCAAAGATTGGAAGTCTCTTAGCAAAGATAGGCAGGAGTTCTTGCGATCTTGTAGGCTAATGATTATCTTTTATGGTGAAGCAACTATGAAAGGTGTCAACGAAGAGGGTCAAAAGACAGAGGTTACTTTACCCGTAGAGATAGAGCTATCGGGCAAGACCTCTGGTAAAACTTTATCTAAGTTTTTCTTGGATATGGTTTCAAAGAAACGTGTTCTTCCTAACTCTAGAATTGTTAATATGAAGAGCAAGAGAGTGTCTGGCGGTGTCACGTACTACGATATAGATATATCTGTTACGGATGATACATCTTATCCTATGGACGATGATACGGTAGCACTCTTCAGTAAGTTCCACGATCACATAGCTCAGATTAATAAGTGGGTTATGGAGAAGCATACGTCAGCTAGTGGTTCGGCAATGTCTGAAGGAGATGACGATTTTATAGATCTCAATGAGGATGCTGCTTAATGGATTTGAAGTTAGCAAAGGTTCTTAGTTGGCTTCAGAAAAATATGGATGGGGAGGTGTCCATGACGGAGGACACCATCTCCACCGTATGCAATGATGTAGCTAATGCACTGCGTAAGCAGTTTGCTTCTTCAACAAATAGGAGAGAGTTTAAAGCAAGACCATCTAATCTTGGTAGGCCCTTATGCCAGTTACAGATGGAGAAGAAAGGTGAGAAGGGGGTAGCACCCTCTTATAATTTTATCCTACGAATGATGGTAGGAGATGTAGTAGAGGCTATACTAAAGGGCGTTATAAAAGAAGCTAATCTAGAAGGATACAAGTCCTCTCAAAACCTTACCACTAAGATAGGTAAGCATACAGTAACGGGAGAGGCTGACTTATCTTTCGATGATGGCAGAGTAGATGTTCCCCTTTCTT